TCCAACGGTCGACGCTCCGCCCACTATGACGACACTTCCGGTTTACGACACACGTCACTTCCTGTTTACGACACTGTGACGTACTTCCTGTCTGTTCGCTTATAACCCCCGCGAACGAACGAACGCGCTCAGAAGAGACTACAACATGACAGAGGACAGACCTGATCTCTCTCCGCTGAACGGCAAAGGTTTTTGGGAACTTGTTATTAAACTAGTGAACTCTCCTTGGACTGAAAACAGTACTCTGTTTTCTAAATATGACTGGATCGAATTTTGTGACCTTGAGGGATCAGATGATCCGTGGTATGATTGGCCCGAGGATGAGATCGATATATATATGGCCATTCTGGGAATCAAAGCCATTAAAGCAATTACAAGAGTTCTTAGAGAACGATCTAAAAACAAAACATGCAATTATTTTGGACAGATCGAACAAGGAGGAGAATTCTTTCATATTCATTTGTTATTTGAAGTAGATGGGTTTGTTAGTTTCTTACTAGGTCGCATGTTCGAAACCCTTCGGCAGACTCTGAGAAATTCTGTTTACTTTGGTTATCCATTTGAAGTGTCGAGTGAAATTGCAATTACTAAAGTGAAAACTGGGGGGCGCAATAAAGTACAGGATGGTAGTTACATTGTAAATTATCTCTTAAAGAAGATTCCTCCTGGTGAAGTTCAGTACGCTATCTCTAATATAGAGTGCCTCAGACCGTATTGTAACTCTGTTAGGAATAGACGTGCTTTGTTAGAATCTGTTCCTGTTTCTGTTGAACGTTTCTCAGAGCCGATCATTATGAAGGGTAAAACTGTGGATAAATTTATGCAAACCCTGCAATGGTGTGTAGATGAAGGAGTGACTTCTGAAACCATATGGTATAAAAAAAATCCTGCTAGCTTTAGAAGCTACCAGGTCAGTGCTCAAAGTAGAGCTCAAGCAAAGAGTATTTTGACTCAAGCTAAGATGGAAATTCAAATTTCTAAAAGGTTGTCCGATTATTTGTGTCGGGAACCTAAAGAAAATGAGTTGTTTTCTGAAAACTATGTGAGTCTTTTGTTTGAGGCTAACGGATATTCTGCTTCTAAAGCAGCTGCTACATTGGCTCGGTGGGCCGCTCATCAAAGTGGTAAGAGAAATACCATCTGGCTTTGGGGTCCTCCAACCACCGGCAAAACTCTGTTAGCTAGTGCCATTGCTAACTGTTCACCTATGTTTGGAAATGTAAATTGGAATAATGCTAACTTTCCATTCAATGATTGTCATAAACAATTGCTAATCTGGTGGGAAGAAGGTAGTATGCTTCAGAAATTTGTTGAATGTGCTAAGGCTCTCCTTGGCGGAACAAGTGTCAGGGTAGATCGCAAAGGTACTGACAGTGCTCTTGTTCTAAGAACTCCTGTCATAATTACATCCAATACTGACATGACATGTGTAGTAGATGGGCCTGTTAAAAGTTGGGAACATAAGGAAGCCTTAGAAGATAGAATGATTAAGTACAATTTTGAACGGAGATTACCTATGAACTTAAGATCTATTACAGAAGAAGAAATTAGGCAGTTTTTCTGGTTTGGGAGTTGTTTGCAGTGTCCCCCTTTGGAGTTTTTGGTTCCGCCTGATGGGTGTGATTCGGAAACTGCCTACCAAAAGCTTAGTTCCCTTTTTGCCGCACCCTTGGGAGATAGCACTATAAAAACACCAGATCTGAACAGCAGCCGTTATATCGACGACGGCGACGAAGGACCTTCTGAGCGGTCGGTAAAAAGGCGTAGGTTGAGCCTCTGTTCTGTAAGTACAGAAGAGGCCGCTTCAGCGGCATCTTGTTTATTAGACTTGTGTTCTGGTAGCTTTAGTGATGGCTCTGAAGGGGGGAGTTTCCGGGAAGCCCTGGGGAACTAGCCTTGGGCATGCCTGGGAATCTATATTGGCAGCCATACTAGGTGAACAGTACACTCATGAGGACTTTGCTGCAGATTACCGAGACTTTAATCTGCATGTAGACCCTAGATTTACAACTCACTTACATCTGGGCTCTCGTACTCGGGGTTCTGTTCACCTAAAGAGGTTGCTTGAGCAAGTAGGTAAAGATATTCATAATAAGAAACTGAGTGCTGTGGCTCTTGAAAATGTTGATAACTGGTTGGAGCATTTGCGTGATGTGTTTACAAAACAAAGAGGCTCTGAGCGAGAGATGTCTCTCTCTGATGCAATGCGAATCACTCATTACCTACAGAGTGACGACTTTGGGAAGGATGAGTGGGACGTCACAGGCCCAAATAGTTATTACTCTCGACTTAACAGTAGAAGGAAACAAGTTTCAGATCGCCTCAGTGAACGCGACGGTGAACGGGCGGACACCGATTCCACGACCACTGGACCATCTACTGGAGGAGTTGTGTCAGAAGTTCGGGTGCCTGAGAGTGACACCTCCAGCGGACGAAAACTCCAGTCCATAGAGGAGGAACATGGCTCCGAAACTGAAGAGGCTCCTCAGGCAGGCGATTCAAAACGCTCAGGCTTTGTTGTCCCTGGCTACAAGTACATGGGGCCCGGGAATGACCCAGATGTCGGACCCCCTGTTAACGCTGCTGACACGGCTGCTCGCGACCACGATCTCCGCTATGCGCAGATGCAGAACGCTGGCATTAACCCGTACGTTAAGTATAACAAAGCTGATGAAAAAATGATTGAAGAGCTAAAATCTAACCCAGAAGCTGATTCTGATCTTGCAGGTAACGCGGCGCGGGCTATTTGGAAAGGTAAAGAAAGACTAACTGATGTTCTTGATCCACTCTTACAGAAAGTAGCTCCGGACATTCCAGCAAAGCCTCTAAAGCAGTCAGAGCGCCCTCCGCCTGTCCAGCCCATACCTCCTCCACCTACATCACCGTCGAAGAGGCCATCGAGTCCGATCTTGGACGGTGTCCCACCCGACAAGAAACCGAAAGTTTCGATCCCTTCCAGCCAACAGGAGCAGCCCTCCAGCATTGTAAGCGGTGTGGGTGGAAGTGGAATGACTGAATTTGCTTCACTTCCTGGTTCCGGCGGAACCACTCATGCCGTTGACAACTGGAACGCAGGGTGTCATTTTGGGGATGATTTTGTAATAACTACTCAGTCCAGAGTGTGTTTGTTGGAGTGCCGTGAAGATAAGTATGTGAGCATTCATCCTAGCAGTACAGAAATAAAAAATTTCTTCTGCTACGGGTATAAGACGCCTTGGTCTTACATCGATCTTAATAGGATCGATATTCATTTTACGCCTCACGATTGGCAAACGCTCACAGAGAACTACGACTCTATTAAACCAGTTAGTTTGTCTTGGCACATCTTTCATGTAAATGTAAAAGATGTCTCCACTCATTCTGGTGACACCACTCTGGCTGATAGTGCTATTGGTACTGTCTGTTCTTTTACAGATGATGATTACACTTTACCTTACGTACTCGGTAATTGTCAGGACACACTACCTAGCTATCTCCCCTACACCATCTATCACCTCCCACAGTACGCGTACTGTACAGTCGGGGGGGAGAACCCAAAAGTCAGATATCTAGGGTCCTTCCATGTTCTTGAACATCGGAATTGTTCTCTTCACAGAGCTGGTGATCGCATTGACTACAACTATGAATTTCCTTCAGATTTACCAAGCTATCGCTTGTATGCCTATAACCAGGGCCTTTTCCATACTGACAACCCTTTACACAAACAGTACCTGTGGCAGCCCAAAAAGATCGAAAAGAATACACAAGCGAATGCCTCACAACAAGGATATAATGTTACTTGGGAACAAAGTGAGGCTAATGACTATAAGAACAAGTGTGTTAACTTCATGCCTGGTCCAAGTCTGAGCAGTGTCATGCAAGGTGCTAAAGACGATCTGAAAGAAATATATGGAGACCAGGACTATCGAGTGACACACAATACCTCATACTTAGGTACTGGTTCTCAGAACCACATCCAGCACAGAGTTAGCTATGGTGATCATGAGTATTCCATTCGACCTGGGCCACACGGACACGTGACTACTATCCACGGAAATAGAGGCCCTGTGTATGACGTGCTTAGTGCTGTTGGCTACACTGGTTCCACTACAAGCACGCCGAGATTTCCAGATGAGTCCTTTGACCTATTGGTCAATCCTTTTAGTGGACATACATATTCACTATACAGTGATCGTAATGTCAATGCTAATGCTGGCATGCAACCCACTGCAGAGACAATGTATATCATGCCTGGCATGGTGTGGGATGACCAACAATTACATTATGAAAGTCAGATCTGGGCAAAAATACCTCAGACTGATGGTCACTTTCACTCAAAACCCTTTTTAGGTGGATGGGGACTACATAACCCACCGCCCATGCATTTTCTTAAACTTCTAAACGTGCCAGGACCACCTACAAGCTCTGGTTCACCTTCCATACTAAACCAATATTGTTCTTTTGTATTGACATACACTATCAAATGGTCTGTGACCAAAAGCAAAGGGACCACACAGTTCAACTTCCAGCCAAAAGTCACTCCACCTCTCATACCAGTGAAGGGTACTGGAGGGGATAGCACTGACCCGACCCCAGTATATTGTCCTACCAGTAGTGGAGAAGTCATCTACCCAGATCGTGTCCCTGGAAGTCGAGTAAAATACCGACACATGTAATAAAATAAATAAAATTTTATGAACCATATATACTCTCTTGTCGTGTTGTAGTCTCTTCTGAGCGCGTTCGTTCGTTCGCGGGGGTTATAAGCGAACAGACAGGAAGTACGTCACAGTGTCGTAAACAGGAAGTGACGTGTGTCGTAAACCGGAAGTGTCGTCATAGTGGGCGGAGCGTCGACCGTTGGA